GTTTAATAATCATCACACCCTCACTGTGTCTAGATCTGGACCGCCAGTAGTAGCACTAGCTTGACCAGGCATTCTTACTGCAGTATCTGCTTGTTCGTTTCTTGTACTACCACGTTTCTTCTTATAATATGCACCTAATGCCATGTCGATACGTTGTTTCTTAGACTTACCTTCAAACTTTGGATTGTCTGAATGAACAAAATCATGAATCCATTTTGAAGTAGGATCTTTAGCAGTAAGTTTTTCTTCGATGTATTCTTCTTTGAGTTTACTACCACCAACTTTTGCCTTTGTTACTGATGAAGCACCAGCAATATCGCCTTCTATATTTCTCTTAGCAATACCAGCAGCAAAAGTTCTAGCACCACCAAACATTTGACCAGTGCTCTTCAATTGGTTATACTGTTTCTTACCTGCTTTTAATTTTGTTACTGGTTTGTCAGAAGCAGCAGCAAGTTTTGATAACTCTTTAGTGCCTTTTTTATGCATAGCATCTTCAACACGACCTTCAGAAACTTTTTCTTTATCTAAAAGAAGTTTCTTACCTTTTGCCTTTTCCATCTTTCCTTTTTCATCATCTGATGAACAATGAGATTCATAGACGCCATCAGACTGTCTCTTATAATCAGCCTTTTTAGTTTTACCTTTGTAGACTTCATCGCCGTTACCAACACGATCAGCATGTTTTTCTACTGAATGTTTCTTGATGAAATCTTCTTGATCTTTATTACCTGCAGACATCTGCAGATCTTTTAAATCTAATTTTTCTGTTTTACTGGATTTGACACCAGCAAGAATATCTTTAAGACTCTTCGCCATTTGTTTCTTCCTCTGAGTTTTCTACACCAAACTCATCATTATTATTGCCCGTCTCAATATCTTCTGGTGAATCATTTCTATAAATTGATTGTGCTATTTCCACCTTACGGTTCTCAACAGCATCTCTAAGTCTATCTAATACTAAATCATTAAATGCTGACTGAAATTCTGCAGGTTGTTGCATTGCAGCACTTGTAATTAAATCACTGATTTCATATTTATTTTCTTCTGACATCATTACACCTTATTGTCTGGGTTGTGGTTGAACTGTTCCAGCAGAACCACCAACTTTAGTTGCTAAATCTTTATGTTTTGCTATTATTTGAACTGCTCTTTTATATTTGGCTTCATCAGCCATTGTTCTGTTTTCTTTACCAAGTGCTTTCATTTGTTTAACAATCATTTCAGCATTCTGAACTTGTTGCATCATTTTAGATTGTTCAGCAGCTTCAGCAGTTCCTGTTCCTTCAGATCCTGGCATCAAAGGTTGTCCATCTGGACCTAATCCTTGCTGCATGAGTTGAGATTGTTGTTGCATCTGTTGCATCCCAACCTCTGTCTGCATTTCCATCTGTTCATTAGAAAGAATAGCAGGATTAATCCATCTTGGATCTTGTGTCTTGTTTTCTTTATTGATTGCAGTATCTTCTTCTTTAATATCTTCGTCAGTCTGTTTAAGAATATTTCTACGAATCCAATAGTGAGAATAATACTTGCCTGCCATATCTTGGAAATTACGTGCCAATTCAACACGACCAGTGGCAATTTCAGCATCTTTAAGTTCTGTGAAATAATTGTCTTTGGCAAAGTCAAATTTGATATCATCACATAAAGTTTGCCAATCATCAGGAGTAGTAATACCTTTTAATACTAACTGCTTTTCTAACATCTTAGTGAAAAGGTTAGCGAATCTTGCTCTTAGACGTACAACGAAACGACCAAATTTCAATTCATCTCTGGTGATTTCTGTTGCACGTCCAATCGAGAATAGTGCATCTGAGTTCAAACGACTTACCGGAACGTTCAATGAGTTCAAGAATTTCTTCTGGAAATAAAGAACATCGTCCATTTGACCCAGAGTCTGACCGCCTGGTAGGGTAGTAACCTCCGTACCTCTACCACCTTCACGACGTGGAAGCCAGTAATCTTCCAACATAGTCATGAACTTGCGGTCATCTCTAATGTCGCCTGTTTGGGCGTCATAGATTAATCTATTCTTATGTTTTACCATGATGTCACGAACATACTGTTCTGCTTTCATCTTAGGTAAATTACCAACGTCGATATACCAAATACGACGTTCTGGTGCACGTGCAAGGCGATAAATCACTAGTGCGTCTTCGAGGGTGCGCAACTGATTTAGTGGTTTGATCGCCTTATGGAGATAAGAGAGAACCATTGTTCCCTGATTGTCAGTCAATCCAGAAACTGTATAGAGGATAGAATCTTTAGCAATTTTTAAACCTGTGGTGGATGGACCAACAGCTTTATTACCAAAATTAAATCCTTTGTCATTGAAAATGAAATATTCATTAACTGTTTTAGTAACAACAGAATCTCCTGGATTGTTACCTTGAATTCTTTTCTTTTGGACTTCACGAACCTTACGTATTTTACGTGGGTCAACATATCTTACTTCTTTGATTCCTGATGCTGGATCTTTAGGATCTATGATAACATGGTAATAAAGTCTACCGTCGATATACCAACGACGATAAATTTCATATGCATATTTGTTAAATTCTAATAGATTGAGACAATGTTCAAATTCATCAGTGATAATTTTTTTAATATTGTCAGCAATTTTAAGGTCTTCTAAATTAATAGAAACAATATGCTCTTCGTCAATTGCTAATGATTCATTTACGATTTCATCAACAGCAGCATCACATTCTGGCTGCAGTGACATCTCACGATATTTGGTTACTAATTCTGCTTCGGATCTTACAGTGCCGTCGAGGTCAACATATGTTCCAAAAGCACCACCTGCTGATACAACAACTGCTCCGTCCTCAGAATCTCTGGGAGGAGCAAAACTAGGTAGTAGTTCTTGTGGTTTTTTTCTTCTAAGTTCGAAGCCGAATAATTCTGCCATTTATTTCTCCAAGAATCGGAGGGAGAATTCTCCCTCCATCATTAATATATTTTATTTATTAGGCTGGTCCTAGAGGACCATCTGTTACTGTAAGACCACTATAGGCATTAACTCCACCAGCTTTCTTATCAGAAGCTTCGACGAGAGGTACCCAGTAATCATATGAGAAGTTTACAGTAAATTCTTCAATAGCATTAGCAGAATCCCAACCTAGTGCAATTGATCCAAGTTGTGTTGGGAATGCGCCAATAAGCTGATAAGAACGTAGAATATCTCCTGCTTTTCCATACTGTATTACATCAATATCAGTTTTATACTGCTCTGCAGAAAGGTTTGGATCACGAACATTAGCAACCAAACGATTGATAGCATTGTTCCATGCTTCAAACATTGCACGAACAGAGAAATCTTCGTCGTTCATTACAGTTACTGACCAATCAGCAAATGCACGTTCACCAGCAACTTTGATTTTTCTGCCAAAATATGGAATTTCGATATTAGAAATATTCATTTCTGGCAATTCAGCAGTTCTACAAACGAAAGTGAACTTCTGAACAGATACGTTATCAATACCAATTCCCGCAGGAACTGATAGGAAAACATTGAAGAGAGATGGTCTGGCACCACCGTATACCAGACCATTTGTTTTGAAACTTGCGATATTAAAAGGCATCTATTTGCTCCCTTGAGTTTTATCTATTTATTAAAACTTACCAACAACTTCGGAGAACTGAACACCAGTTGGCACAGCAATGAAGTTAAGTTGAATAAAGTTAATACTTCTCGCAGGTTTAATATAGATGTCACCAACAAACTGATTAGTGTCAATAATCTGAGGAGTGTTATTGGTTTCATCGCATACAACTAGGAAGTCAGTAATACCTCTACGACCCTTTACAGTACGTAGATATGGAACTACTAGGTTCTTAAATTGTGCTCTAGTAAATGCATCGTTGAATTCGAATAGTGAATACTTCGCTGCAACAGAGATTGCCTTTTCAAGAACAATAAACAATCTACGAACATTAATACGATCAAATGCAGATGGTTTAGACTGAAGAGTTCTATCTCCATATAGAACAGTTCCTTCTCCTGGGAATGTTACTACTGGATTTACACCTGCTGGGTAAATGATATCTCTTTCAGACTTACGTGGGTTCCAAGCAAGTTTTACGATGTCCTTAATCTGACCACGGTTAAATCCTGCTGGTGACCACCAAGCATCATTAGTCTGATCAGTTCTGGCGCATAGACCAGCAATAGAACCGTTCAATGGAATCCATCTGAATACCTTGTTATATCTGTCATAGAAATAACCGTAACCAGAATCCATAACTGCATAAGAAGAACTACGAAGAGCGCCTCTCCATGCCTTAACATCTAGTGCTTCGTCGCCAACGTTGTTAAGAACAGTGTCAATATCTGGAGATACGAATGCTACGCAATCACGTCTTCCATTTGGATTCTGTGGATCGAAGCTTGAACCACCGCAGATATTGTCAATGATATAGTTTGACAACATGAAGTTCTTTACTGTTCTTCCAGTAGAAACAGTCACACCACCCTTTGGTTTGCCCTGAAGGACTAGTGAAATGTCAACATCTTCTGGTGACTTGAATAGATCATAAGCATCACCAAGAACTCCTAGATCAACAGTTGCTTCATCATGACCATCAGAACCTAGTTCTAGTGGAATGCTTGCAGGAGCAGAGGCAGATGAACTTACAAGATGAAGAGCAGTATTAGAAACAGCAACAGAACGATCAGATGTCCACCAAATGTATCCTGATTTCTGATTGATTACTGTCTTATAATAGTTGTTTGTTCCGTCAACATTCTTAGCGTCTGTTGCTCTTGAAACACCCTTATAAACTTCTAGAATTGTTCCTGGAACACCACTGAAATTACCGTCATCGTCAAGAACTACTACATGCAATTCGTCTTGAGCAGCAGTATTACCGTTGTAAAGCTGCCAATCTGACTGACCAGGAGCAGTATCAACTACGTTAAAGAATTCCCAATAACGATCAATAGTGTCAGAGACAAAATGAGTTCTTAATCTATAAGGATCTTCAAAAGTAAATTTCAATACAGTAGTATTTGCTGCGAATGAACCAACAGAATCATCAACTCCTGCAGTTAGATTTACTGGAGTTCCGAATGGTGCTGTTGCAAGTTTGATACCAAGGGTATTTGCTTCTACAACATGATAACTGTTACCGTCAATTAATCCAATGTCACCACCACCAGAAGCGGTATATGTTACATAGTCACCATTAGCATATGGATTAACTGTTAATGTTGTGTTGGCAATTCTAATGAAGTTTGAAACACCATCGATTGCAGTTTCACCATCAAAAGTAATAGCATTAGCATAGTAAGCATTAGTTAGAACTTGAGTGTTTACAACCTTTAGATACTGAAGACCGATAGTGCTGTTACCAGCAAGAAGTCTATCATATGTTGAAACCTGAGCAGCATAAGTCTGAGCTGCTAAAACTCTGGCTGCTGAAGTTGTTGGGAATCTAACAGTTGCAGTATTAGAACCGATATTGAATTCAATATAAGTTGAAACTGCAGTGTTTACGCTGCTGTTACCAACATTTGCAGAAGGTGTAAAATCTAATGTTGACTGGAAACTGTTTGCATTATCGCAGACAGAAACTCTTAGAGAATTACCAAGAGCGCCTGGGAATCT